TCATCCATAACGTTTAAACCTTGATAGCTTTATTCTCGAATTTTTTATAAGCATCAAAATAAAATTCTCGTTTATCGCCATTATAAGTAATTTCGTAATACATACCATCGAAAAGTGTAGTGCTCAATAAGGCTTTGTTATGTTGTAAAATCTTACATTGCCAAACCACAAAAACTTCGAAATCTGGTACATTATCACTCTTATCTAAGTGGTCGTTTGCATATTTTTCAACTAATTCACGACATCTTGAAATAAATTTCTTTTCATCCATCTCTATTCCTCCCAACTTTTATAAGTGACTTTCGCTCCTTGTTTCTCATACCACTCCACCGACTGTTTCAGATTCGGCAACGTATGAGAAATCATGCCAATACGTAACGTAGCTTCCGAAAATGATTGGTCAATCTCTACATGTACATGATTGCCATTCCAAATAGGCTTCTGTTCCTCATACAAAATATTGCCGTCTTTATCCGTAATTTCGTTTTCAACCCAATAGCGACTATTTTCGTCTTCGATGGCCTTTTTGTATGCACCTGCAAGGCTAGATGTTACTTGTAAAGTTAAAATCGCTTCGTGAAAATCATTCATCAAGATTCCTCCTTCTTATTCCAATTTATTTAAAATATCTACAAGCATCTTCTCCGTCTGTAACTCTTGCTATTAGACAATTCCTTGAAGGACAACTGGTCTCCAAATTCAATAAGTAAACTTCTAACTCGCTTGTCTTGAATAGAATCAAAACTTTCCAAGAAATCCGAATAATTATCTCTACCAACCATTTCTTCCATATTTGTTTTACCGAAAACTTTTGATTGTTTACTTTCAGTTGGCGTAATTATCTCTTTATTCTCCAACCACTCGTTGTAATTTTTATAATCAATAACTTCTTTTGTCTCATTATCACGTCTCAAATCGGGTTCATACCCATCGATAACGGTAATAGTACGACATCGGCAATTGCAATCCTCACTGGCAACGCCAAACATATGTGGTTGTAACGCCTTGTGCCCATCTACCTCAAAATACTCATCGATACCGACTGTTTTTCCATCGAGTTTACGGTGATTGGTACGCGTATCGCCATCTAGCGTGGATATCCATCGCTTGTTGGTTTTCAAACCTAGCTCTTTTGCGTGGTTCTGTGACTGCTGTCGAGTAACACTGGTAACACGTCCTGATTCCGTTCTAGCTATATTCCTAGCCCTGCGGTAATTTGCGCCACCTATTTCAGCAATCTGCACTGCCATTTTTTGCGTTGACCACCCCTTAGCAAAGCCTCTTGTAAGCACTCTGTTAAGGTTTTGTTTCATCTTGGTTGAATTCCCCTTCAATCTTGTTGAAAGCTTTCTTCCAGCAACTGGCGTATTGATTATGGTGGCTATTTGCTTATCAGTCATCATAGTAAAAGACAATGGTATTTTTTCTGACATTTCAAACTCATAAAAGAGTTCGTTATAAGCTGTCTGACCATCGTGCTTTAGAAAATCAAAGATATTCTTTTCTTGATTACCAGCTAACTGATTCGCTTTGGCATACATCTGACTACGAATAGCCTCTAAGCGTTCCTTTTGCAATTTCTTGCTGAATTTATCATCCAATTCAATCTCTTTGGACAGTTTGATAATGTCTTGCGTGATTTCTTCGGCTAAATCTTTGTACAAATGCTGTAATTTCTTATTGATACTCGATTCTGATTTACTGAGTAGTGATTCAATCTCCTTGCGATATTTTTTAGACATGGCTACTCACTCAATATCTTAATACGCAAGATATCCCACGAAGGAATCAGATATTTTCCAAGTTTTATACCCAAATTTGATTCGGTACTGAAAAGTTCAGGTAATTCTTCCTTTTCAGCCTTAGTATAACCTTTGATTGAACCACCACTTTTTAAATAAACTCTAATTTTCATCTTCTGGTACCTCCTCTGGTTCTTCGTAATCCTGTTGTTCTAGACGTTGCTGCACTTCCTCATAATCCAATTCCAAGACGTTACAAATGTACTCAAGTACTGATTCATCATCCAATCGAGTAGCAGCGTTTAGCAAATTATCAATTTCAACTTGCTTTCGTTCTGCTTTGATTTTCTCACGTTCTTCAATCTCTTTTTCGTTAAAGATAGTTGATCGTGTGATAATGATTTCCAGGTCATCCGTATGGTAATTGGTATTAAATCGGCGATTGATATCAGCAATAATCAGTTTTAGCATACGTTTGATTAATTTACGCAAGCGAATTTCAGCCTTGTTACATTTAAAATCCAACAATGAATAGCGTGATTGAATAACCACATTTGTGATATTCCCATCCCCGACTTGCGACGAATCAAACCCCATGCCGAACTTATATATGCCCTCTTTATCAACTTTCAGCTTTTCTTTTCGTGCCTCGACAGGAATATTGACAGTGTGAACCTCAATACCGCCATTTTCTCCTGTCCCGACTGCGCCACGGCTACGAAGGTTGTTAATCAGCTTTTCGTAATCGTCTCCTGGAAAGCCTTTGACTGCGAAAAACGGCTGGTCGTAGTCCTGTAAATTATTGGATAATGAACACGCCATTAAATCGTAATCGTCAATCAGTGCTTTAATTGGTTCTAAGTCAGTTGTTTGATATTTATTGTTGTCATAACGCAAGAACGGTATAAAATCATCAATGCCTAACGCTGCGCCTAACGATTGGCCATACGCTTGTTTGGTCTCACTATTAATCATAGTGTTAAAGTACGTTGGATTTACCTCATATGATTTATCCAGTTCAAAATCCTTATTTTCGGTTGCTACAAAATAATGGACTTTTTCACTGTCCCACAATTCCGCTTTGGTTACCGCGACTGTCTTATCTTGTTTATAAATTTCCGAATCGTAATAACGAACAATCGCAATCAATTGATTATTTTCATCAAAAATCTGAATAACTTTGAGAGAGTCAGCAACTGCAAAAGACAAACGGTCCTGATTTTTATTGAGCTTTGTATAAACAAACTCGTAACCTTTTTGATTACCACCGTCAACGACCTCTTGCAACATCAACTGGAATTCCTCATCAAGATACTCTTCAAGGTATTCTTGCAGTCCTTCTTGTTCAGTCAAGACCTCTACTGGATTGGACAATAAATACTGCGTTTTTTGGTCGGATAACTCTGTAAAGTACGAATGAGAAATCTTGATATTTGATCGCGCCGTTTCTTCATGTACTTTACCCTCGTTATCTACATAAAAGAATCGTAGGTCTTTGATATCGTGCTTGTGTTTGTAGTAATCAATGCCTTTGCGCATATTATCTTTATAGCTTGCAGCACGATCATTACTTACTGCCTGTTTAACTGCAGATGCTAGTTCTTCAATATTTTTAGACTTAAATTTGTTTGGATTCAAAGCATTCGCTCCTTTCGTTAATATAGCCAACCTGCACCTCTATCCATTGTTTCTGCAATCCCTGTAACTGAATCCGGTGCATCATCATGCGCGTTCTTCCCTTCGCGCTGATACGTTGTCATAGCTTCATAAAATTCCGGCCACCTCAACGCCCAATCTTCTGGGTAATACACGTTATTCTCAACCCAAGCGCTGTTTGATAGAATCCGCGATTGCTTGTTTGAGGACTGATGGAAATCCTCCCAGTAGGCTGATCGATAACCTAATTCTTTTGCTCGTCTTTCTGAATTGCGTTTGAAGCCACGTCCACCGTTATTTCCTTCGACTCGAACATGATTAACCTTGTTTCGAATAATCATATTGGCATGAGCGTTTTCGGTTGTTTCCATTGGTTCTTTCGTGTAGAGGACGTCTATCAAATACGCCTTGTGATCAGATGTTTCCGCCCAAACTGGAGAGGAAAGATAATCGGCTCCTTTATCTGCAGTATCCGTATAATTCCATATTTTGATGATATTGTCCGGTAATGTTTCATAGGTTTGGAATTTCTGATACAAACGACCTTTTTGGTCAATGGGTTCTTGCTGATAATTGGCATTAGCAATTGCAGAACCCATTGCAGCACGTTTCTTTTTATACTCTTCGTAAGTTAAGATGCCGGGACACAGCATTTCACGAGTTTCTTCGTTGAGTAATGCTTTTTCGATGACCGTACGCAACTTGTATCCCATACCAGGCATTTCAGCAATGACACGTCCGGCTAGATCTTTTGAGTGCCAACGGGTCATAATGATGATAATTTTCCCGCCTTTTTCCACCCGAGACAGCATTTGCTTTGTAAACCAATCCCAATGCTTCTGCAAATCATTTTCGTTTGTAGCTTCTTTAATCCCTTTAATGAGGTCATCGATAATAAGCAGGTCGAAACCTTTACCAGTAGCCGAACCACCAGGAGACGTCGCTAAATAACTTAACTTAGCACCTTGCAAAGCCCAACGTTTAGCAGCGGTCGAACCGTGTTTCAATTTGGCACGTGGAAAAACATCAGTATAAACAACCTGATCATCAAGGACTCGTTCCTCAGCGATTGTGTCACGAACTTCTTTGGAAAAGTCGGTTGCCATGTCTTCGTTGTATGAACCAGTAGCAACACGCATCTTAGGATTACGACCAAGTTCCCACTCGACAAAACGACCAGCTGTTAATGACTTGCCGTGTCGTGGTGGCACATTAAGTAACATGATATCCTCATCCGATTGCATGAAATCCGCGAATTCGGAACACAAACGCTTGAGGTAGGCTCGATCGCTCTTGTAAAAATCAGGTACTATTGTTTGGCAATAAGAAAAAAAGTCATTACGCGCATTGCGTAACAACTTTTCTCGTTTTAATTGCTTCAATTCTTTTAAATACCGATATTTTTTGATCTTATCCATCGCCATCACTAGTGCTTAGTTCTCGCTCTAATTCGGCGATACGCTCCTCTAATTCGCTATCAGTTAAACCATCAGCGTTAATGTTAACAGTCGATTGAATCTCGTGAACATCCACCGCTTTATAACCAGCACGATCAAGCAGATCCTTAGCTGCATTGATTCGGTCAGTGTCTTTACTATTCGGATTGTTGACAATGTCGGATAGTATTTGACGCGCATCTATAGCATCAAAGAAAAATTCGCGTTTAAGCTCTTTCTCTAGCTGTTTTTCTCGTTTTTCCAGATACTCTAATAGTTTAGGATTGTTTAGAAGTTGAGATGCTTGTGACTTGGCAGATTTTTTACTGTAACCAGCATTAATTGCTGCACGTGTTGCATTTTTTTTGCGAAGCTTCAAGTATTCATCAATAAAATTTTTTTGTTGTTCAGTGGGGCCCTTCACTTATCTCAACTCCTTTACCTAAAAATAAAAAAAAAGAACATCTGCATCAGATGCTCTTTCGTAATCTTTCGACAATAATAGAATATCATACAAAAAACAAGTTGTCGGTAACATCATGGTACCTTACGTAATGTACAATTAGAAATTATACGTAACCGATACTAGTGTCATCAAAAAAAGAAAGTTGTTCATTCACGAGAAAACTCACTCTCCTCATACATCTTGAACAAAATAATCGCCAAAATGTGATTCATTTTTGCTGATATGGTAAAACTTTTCATGATAGTCAACTCCTATCAAACTTGATTATTCTCATTAATTCTGCATGTTTATTCTTTATATACTGGTGCGTATAGCCTGTTTCATTAGCTATAGCTTCTAATGTTAATCCATCAATATATTTCAATTTCAGGATTTTTTGATTCAAACCAGAAAATTTATCAATTGTTTGAACAATTTCTTCACGTTCATTTTCTAGTTTTTCAATTCGTTCATTCAATTCTCTGATCACTACCTTTAAATGATTTTGTTTTTGCAAAGCAGTTAAAAACTTCTGATTTTTTGCAAGGTCACCATCATGTCCCCATGAATAGTTTTTCCAACGGCTAAGCTCGTTTTTATTCAATTTGAGCGACATTTTTAAATCG